TATTTTACTTATACCAGGAATCTTTGATAGTGTATTCTTGATAAACTTACCAACAGCCGCTAGTTTGTCCATAATGAGATTTTTTGCTTTAGATGCAAACTCCTTTATAGCGTCAAATCCTTTTGTTAAACCAGAGCTCAATGATTTCCATGCAGCGGTTTTAGTTAACCCCTTCCATATATTGGTGAAAAATTTACCGATTCTTTCACCAAACCTTTTTAGACCCTCCTTGAGATTGGTTCCAAGTCTACCCATAAATCTAGATAAAGCGGGTTTAATGAATTTTTCAAAGACACCACCTTGACCTAGGAGACTACCGAGTCCTAAAAGTCCAAGTAAAGAATTTAACCACCCTTTTTTATCTCCAGGTGCAACATCAGGCTTTACAACATTAGATGTTTTTTCCTTCATAGCCTCTACAGGCTTTTTAGATTCTAATTCATCAGCCTCTGGTCCTGGGAAAACAACACTCTTAAAAATCTTAAATATTTGTTTATAACGTGAAATTTCACTTTGTGATAAAGAGCCACTAGTCTTAAGCTTAGTATTGTTATAAGTGTTTGTACTTTCGTTACTATTTGATGAACTACCACTTGTGGTGGTATCATTGACAACTTTCTTAAAGATCTTAAAGACCTTTATTAACTTACTCTTTTCATTTGGTGATAGATTAGGGTTACCTTTCTTTCTTTTACCACCTGTGTCTTTTCTTATTGCGCCTGTTTTAGGTGAATCATCATCAGCCTTATCCACCATAGAAAGGGCGTTTAATATTCTACCAAAGTCTTCACAACCATCTGCCATATGATTATTTAATCATTAGACAGGAAACCCGCATCAATTTCTATAAATGTATCATCATCAAACGTGAGGTTGGCGGTTTCTTGCTGTTTAAATTTATCGATAAAGTCGACAACAGCGTTATTAATTTTAAGAGGTAACGTGTTAACAATTTGCTTACTCTCATATAAATTAAAATTATCAAATGTTATTGTATTATCTGCAACTTCAACACTATCGATATACTTGATAATCTCATATGTGATCATTACATTAACAGCTTCAACATCCTTTTCACTCTCACTTAACCGCTTAAACTCAGCTAGTAGCTTTTTTGATATTGCCGTATCTCTTTCGAGACTAGGAATTTTTAACTTAACTACAACACCATTATATTCAAGTTTTTCGGTATAATTAAACTCGAAGTTAGGTGTTGGTAGCTTACTCATGTCTAATGTCTTATCATCAACAACGTAGTTATTACCTAAAGAGCTCTTTCTTAACTCAACTAAAATATGAGCACGGTCCGCTACCGAAAAGTCAATATCATCAACACTATTATCTAATATAGCGTTGTTATAAATAATATTACTTTTTATAGCCCCTTCATAACCTTCAAACGCAGACTTCAATAGATCTTTATGCTGAGCAACGCTGAACATTTCAAACTCTACTTTTTTGTCTAATGACGGTATAAAGATTGGTGTTACGTTGTCTTTATTAATTTTATCTAAATCACTAATAAGGTTTTTTAATAGGTCTTTACTCATTGCCTTTATTTATACACCACTAACTGTTTATCAACACTATTGGTTTTCTCTTTTAATTTTTTCGTTTTCTTGTTCGATACGATCAGAGTGAATATTTAATAATAGCTTAACCTCGTTAAATGTAAGCTTAAAGAAGTTATCTGCACCCTTACTAACAAACTGATTATAGTTATATAACATCTCATAAAAGGCTATAAGATCGTATTTAAAAATAGATGTAATAAAATAGAGTATACCGTTACTTAATAAATTAACTTTTATTTCTGATATTTCAAACTCTTCATTTTCGTTAATTATAGTTAAGTCAAAAAGCCTCTCAGATAAATCGTCAATATACTCCTGCAACTGTACAAATATTTGCGAGGGTAACCTACGAAGTATACTACACTTATCTTCATTAGAAAGTGTAGCGAAATCTATCTCATTATCACCAAACCGAACTGTAGTAATAGCACCTTGTAGCATTTCGTCTATACTATTAAAATAAGAGCATTTTGGAATACCTACCTTTATATGTATATTATTATATGTTATATCACGCTCATCATCAACATAGTTATTAATTAAACGTGATAATATGTCATCTATATAATAAGATACATTAGCTTCATCTTTACCTACAAACTCTAACTTACTACTAACAAACATTTTTCTAATATATAATAACAGAAAAAATCTATCAAAAATATTAAGGTCAGGTGTTAAGTATAGTTTCTCAAAAAAATTATTAAGACCTTCATAGTCTTCATTTTGACAATACTTGAGTATTGTGAGATAATTACCGTTCTTAAGCTCGGGTATACGAACCTCTTTACCGCTAGGTAAGTCTAACTTTATAGTAAACACACTATAATTTATATCGCTTTAGCTAAAAATCAATCTAGCAGCTTATACCTTGAGAAGGCGAATGAAACCGTTCTCTCTAAATCACTGAATGTAAGATCATTATAACTAATCTGATCACCAGCTACAGTTATAGGTACACAATCCTCAAAGACATATGTCTTTCTTTTATTTTCCTTACTACCGAAAGGGGTAGCTATGTTCTCAGCACCATGATCGTTACGTGAGTGTAGGTTTACCTGTATGTTACACTTTAGGTCAATGTCTTCATCTTCTATTAAACCGTAATAAGATACGGCTACCAACCATGGTCTAATAAACATATCTACAATATCTTTATTTTGCTCTAGAAATGTTACATCAATTTTATTTTCACTACCATAATCAGCGCGTCTATCACCATATAGACCGGCGACAAAACCACCTGACTTTGCAACAGGCAAGGCGCCTACAGTATACTGCTCTTGTGGTAATGCTACAGCCTGTGCATATAGATAGCCTATACTATGATCAGATCTGTTATCAAACAAGCTACCATCAAATGCCCATCGCCTATCTTCATAATCTTGAATAATTGTTGATATAGAAGATTGCACACTGTTCATGTTACCTGAACCCCCACGACCTTGAAAGCTAATAGTCCATAAAAACTTAGCCGGTAGGTCATTCGCCCAGGAACTATTTAAGCCTTGTAAGCGGCTTTTTATAGGCTGTGTAGACATCTAATTAACCTGCCTCAGGGTTGATATCTAGATTTTTATAAAAGTGGTAAGCTATAGTTGTTTGTACTTGTACTGTACTACCGGTACCTTCTGCCATCTGGTATTCAATAGCGTCGATGTTACGAATAGAAGCGCCATATAACTTATATGTTGAAATAGGCTCTAGCTTTTTATTAAGCTGTTGAAGGATGATATAATAATCTTCAGATGGTGTTGCGTATTGACCAGTAGAAGAGGTATCATCAAACAATACACGAGAAGCTAACTCTAATTTGTTTCTGAGCTCTGATGCCGCATCTAGATAGAAGCTAAGTGAATAGCCCTCTGATCCAGGATAAGTAACATTACCTGGTACGTTAAAGTTAAGGCCCATATATGGTGCTTCAACATTTGTAATATTACGTGCTGGTAGCGTTGCTGCTTTCGCATAAACAAGCTCTTCGTCTTCAAGTGTAACGTCACCTGCTAGTACAACATCTGTTACTCTAAAGAGGAAGTCACGTGAGAAGTCACGAGATTGCGCGCGCTGATAAAATTGTTCGATATTCTGATTTGACCTGTAACTTGACATATAATTATTTATACATCCGATGCAGCTTTTAACAAAAAAAAGCCAGAGTCTTTCAACTCTGGCTTTTTTGTAAGTTAGATGTTATTAACCTTCAATAAGCTCTTGGAAGTTAGCGTCCGTTCTGCTGGCATAAAAGTTAACTAATATGAATTCAGCTGTTCTAACTGGCTTAAGGTAAATATCAATAATCAGCTCGTTTTGATCGATTACCTCAGGAGTATTATTTCTCTCATCACATACAATAAGGTAGTCATACAATCCATCACTTGCTTTAACACGCTCAAAGAAAGGTGTTAAGGTGTTAATAACACGTGTTCTAGTAAATAGAGTGTTATTTTCGAATAAGAAGAACTGCATTGTTTTCTTTGTTATTTTCTCTAGATATAAGAAAGTACGTCGTACGTTAACACGATCAAATGCACTTGGCTTCTTAAGTAGAGTTTTCTGACCGAAGAATACATTACCCTTATCTTGGAATGAAGCAATTGGGTTAAGATTGACTGTATATAGATCATCTCGTTGTCTCTGGTTAGGTGTTAGAGCAATATCAACAGCATCATTGATAATACCTCTATTAAACCCAGCAGGAGCTCCCCATGGACCAACAGCAGCATCAGTTGAAGCCATTTTAGCAGCAGCAAACCCTGATGGTGGTACATAAACAAATAAGCCAGTATATTTATCATACACCTTCATGTAGTTTGCGTACGTACAAGCGTAAGAAGTATTAGAGTTTTCAAACTGATGTCTCATACCCCAGTAAATATCTGTATAGAAGTTCTTTTCCTTATTGTCTTGAACTTTATTATTCTTACCAGTTACTAGTATCTGACGAATTGGATCAGCAATAAATAGTACATCACCCCTACCACCATCTTTTACTGGTCCGCAGAATGTATTAAATCTATTAAATATACTACCGTACGCATCTCTTGCTGTACTATTTGAAATATCATTTGATGTTCTTAGAGCTTCAATAGCATCAGTTGTACGAGTATCATCAAATCCTGCGGCTTTAAGACCTGCAGTAGCTGTTTCAAGATATGTGAAAATAGTACCAAGTCCACCTTCTGCAATCATATCAATATTAAACTTCTCATCGTTCTTAATTCTAAGTAGAGCACGATCAAGCTTATTAGGAATTTTTCCAATAACCTTTTCTCCAAGTTTAACTTCACCATATGCACCTAGTGCAAAGAGTGAATCAGCTTTTCCAATATCACTACTGATTGTCGCTAGCTGGGCTACAGTAGCACCTACTTGAGCTTCGGTAAGATCACCACCATTTAAGGCTCTATATAGTGTATCAGTTACAACACGTACTTTCCGCTTAGGGGAACCATCATCGTTAAGTTGTACACCTTGAATTTGATCAGAAAGGTAAGGGTTAACTAGAATATCAATGTTTCTAGAATTATCTTCTTGCGTTTCGAGGAAATAGTTAACAGGTAATCCACCTGAAGTAGAGTTTCTGTTTCTATACTTACCAATAGAACCGTTAAAGCCTTCTTCTAAAAGATAGTCTAAGCGATTTGAT